AATCTTAACGGCTTTAACTTCAATCAGTCAGTCGTTGACTCTAGCGGTAGAATCGTTCCCACTTGGGCAGATGTCTTAAACCGTGCCAACCTTGGTATGGAAGTTATGCACGAAAGAAACGCTCATAATTTCCCACTCGATTTAGCTTCAGCTGAAACTACTGAAGTTTCTTTACTCACACCATCAATAGGTTAATGACAAAAAAAGACAAAAAGAACAACGGTAAAGGTAAAAAGTACTAATGAAACTTACTCCTCGTCAACAAACAACTCTTAAGAAACATTCAGAGCATCATACAAAAAAGCATATGGATTTTATGAAGAGACGTATGCGAGATGGAGATTCTTTTACCGTTGCTCATAAAAAAGCAATTAAAAAAATCGGAAAATAAAGCCACGTCCGTTCATCCTATCGGGACGCATGAAACCTAAGCATGGAACGGGGCTTAGGTATTGAGGTTTTTACTATGTCTCCAACTGAATTACAAGCTCGTGTTAAAGAGCAGCAACTTTTAGAAAGAGCAGAGAAACTTAAATATCGTGGCATCACTTACTACAAATCTTACAAAAACTAATTAAATGAAAAAACTTGCACTTGTCCTAACAACCGCCCTTGTTTCTACACCTGCAATGGCTGGACCATATGTCAACGTAGAATCCAATGCTAATTACACTGGTTCAGACTTTACTTCCCGTGCTACAGATTTGCACGTGGGTTATGAAAACTCTATCGGCGACCTTGCTTACTATGTACAAGGTGGTAAGACAATCAATGCTGTTGATGGGGTTGATTCTGAGTCTAATTTCTCTGGGAAGCTTGGTGGCAGTATCTCTGCTACAGATAAACTTGGCTTCTATGGGGAAGTATCTTTCGCACAAGTGGAAGATGCTGACAACACCTATGGTTCAAAATTAGGAGCTAAGTTTAATTTCTAATGTCACAAGATACAAAACCAGCTAGACGCTGGGAGAAACCAGCTGAAGAAGAAAAGAAGGAGTCTGAGTAATGTCTCAACAAAGCTCTCATTCTCCAGCTTCAGTAACATGGTTAGGTCCAGAACCTGAGAAGAAAGAAAAACTGGACACACTTCCAAGTGATAAACAACCACCTGGAGTAGATGAAGATGATGACTTCCCTAGATCTTTAGAGGAAGCATTAGTCGGTTGAAAAACTTTAATAGTTTATGGCTAATTCTTTTCGGAGCGTTAGCCTTTTTTTTACACGTGGAAATTCTTCATGTGAACTTCCATAGCAGAGAGGCACCTCAGTGTCTTTCTAGCGAGCTTAGTTTAGCGGTAAAACTCTAGCCTTCCAAGCTAGGTTCATCGGTTCGATTCCGATAGCTCGCTTTTGGCTTTTGGCCCGTACGCGGATACCCATTAGCCGTCTAGACGGTGGGAAAGACCACAAAACTTGAATTTTAATTTGTCGACAACGAAGATTTATACCCTTAAGAAAATTAAAACATAACAATGGCACAACAAAGTACGCACAGTACCGCGCCCGTAACCTTTCAAGGTAGAGCGAACGCTACTGGTAATGCGTCAAACAACAGAGATCTATATTTGAAGATCTTTTCTGGTGAGCTTTTCAAAGGCTTCCAGCATGAGGCCATTGCACGTGATCTAGTTACAAAGAGAACCCTTAAGAATGGTAAGTCTCTGCAGTTCATCTACACAGGTAGAACGAAGGCTGAGTACCACATTCCAGGTCAATCAATACTAGGTAACAGTGACAATGCACCTCCAGTAGCTGAGAAGACAGTTACATGTGATGACCTCTTAATCAGTTCAGCTTTCGTCTATGAATTGGACGAGACCCTGGCTCATTACGAATTGAGAGGAGAAATCTCAAGAAAAATTGGTTACGCTTTAGCACAAACATATGACCGTAAGATCTTTAGATCAATCGTTCGTGGTGCTCGTGCAGCTTCTCCAGTTTCAGCAACAGGTTTCGTAGAACCAGGTGGATCACAGATCCGTGTTGGTACAACAGCTCAAGCTAACAACGCATACGATTCAGATAAGCTAGTAGATGCTTTCTATGACGCTGCCGCAGCCCTAGATGAAAAGGGTGTTAGTGGTGCAGGAAGAGTAGCTGTACTTAACCCAAGACAGTACTATACTCTTATCCAGAACGTATCATCTAATGGTCTAATCAACCGTGACGTACAAGGTACTGCTTTGCAGACTGGTAACGGAATCATTGAAATTGCAGGCATCAAGATCTACAAGTCAATGAACGTACCATTCTTCGGAAACTATGGTACTAAGTTAGGAGGCACCGCTGGTGCAGCTGACCCTGGTGAAACATCACCTGGAAACTTAGGTACATTCGTTGGCGAAGATATGCTCGACGACGAAGCTGTAACTGGTACAGCCTATGGTTCACGTAACAACTACGGTACTGATGAAAGATTCGCACATTCTTGTGGAATTATATTCCAGAAGGAAGGTGCAGCTGTAGTTGAAGCTATCGGACCACAGGTTCAAGTAACTTCTGGCGACGTATCAGTGGTTTATCAAGGTGATGTTATCCTTGGCCGTTTGGCTATGGGTGCTGACTACCTAAACCCTGCTGCTTGTGTAGAACTTATTGCTGGTGCAGCTCCTGCTACATCTGGCTCTAACACACATAGCTGGTAATATATTTTTTGTTCATATAAGGGGGTCTTCGGACCTCCTTTTTTTTATTCATATTTCTTATGACAGCTCCCAATACAACAGATACCGATACAGAACTATCCGCAGTAAATACCATACTGGGAGCGATTGGACAATCCCCAGTAACAACACTTGGTACCTATACAGTTAATAGTAATCAGATAGCTACTTACGATAACCCTGAGATAGCCTTTGTACATAACCTATTGAAGGAATCTAATATAGATGTACAGAATGAAGGCTGGTCATTTAATACAGAGAATCATGTTCATAAAATAGCTGACTCGAATGGCTATATACAATTTGATAATAACGCATTAAGGATGGACTTCTCTAACCCAGAGGATAGATTCTATGATGTAGTTAAAAGAAACAACCGTTTATATGACAAGGTTAATCATACTGATGTCTTTACAGCTGGTGAAGAGTATAGAGTAGATATTGTATGGTTATTTAGCTTTGAGGATGTACCGTCTATATTTAAAAGACTCATAACATATAGAGCTGCAGGTAGAGCTGCTACTCAATTAGTCACTAACCAACAACTTGTTCAACTTATACAAGTACAAGAGCAGAGTGCTAGAGCTGCATGTATGGAGTACGAATGTAATCAAGGTGATTATAACTACTTAGGTTATCCACATGAGTCATCATTTAATACCTATAAACCTTACATAGGATTGGCACGATAATGGCAGGAATATCACAACAAATCCCAAACTACATATTAGGTATATCAGAACAGCCAGACGAGCTAAAGCAACCTGGACAAGTAGTAGATTTAAAGAACGGTATACCTGATATAACTCATGGTCTAGTTAAGAGACCTGGAGGTAAATTAATATCAGCTATCACACCTAACAGTGGTACTTTAAGCTGGTTCCATGTATATGAAACAGAAGAAGATCAATACATAGGATGTGTAAAAACTGATGGTGTAATCCAGATGTGGCGAACCAGAGATGGTGCTGTTATACCTGTTGATTATGCATCAGTTCCTGGTACTAACCTTTGTAGCTATCTAACTGGTTGGACTAAATCTACAGATATTCAACCATTAACTTTAAACCAAAGTACATTCCTTACTAACAGGACTAAGGAAGTAGAGATGAAAACTGGTGCTTCAGATTTATCACCTGCTGAAGTACATGAAGCAATAGTTGAAATAACAACAGTTTCTTATGGTAAGCAATACGCTTTAGATTTACATGATCCAGCTGATACAACACTAACTACAACAAATAGAGCTACTTCAATTGATATAGGTAGTCATCCTAGTCATGGTCAATGGTGGGGAGGTGAATCTCCTAGTGAAGGTAAGTGTAAGAAGATGGGAAGAGCAGCTATTAATGTAGTGGATAACTACCCGAATTCTGGGTCAAAAAATTTGAGGATAGAATTAGATGTTAGGTGTCAACCTGTAGTAGACCCTAGTAACCCTGGAACTAGTACTAGTGGTGCTCAGTATGATAGTGCTTATCAACCTTTTGTAAAATTACAATTTGGTGGAGAAAATGTTTCCAAGGATAATACTGTAGATATTTCATTAGAGAATGGTTTTAGTACTAGAGTAAAAATTACATCTCATGTAACCTTGTCATCTAGAGCAAGTCTTACAGGTGCTCAAGGTCCAAACGATTCTAATGGTAAACCTACATGTATGGTTAGGCCAGCTGCTACATCTTCTACAACAGAAGAGGCTGTAACGGCTGCTGGAATCTTAGGTGACATGAAAGTAGCTTTAGATGCTCTTAAGCCTAGTGGTATGACAGTGAATGTAGTTGGTAACTGCTTACATATTAAACACACCTCAGCATTCAATATCACAACTCCAGAACCAACATTGATGAATGTTGTTACTTCTGAAGCTAATAATGTAGGTGAGCTTCCTAAGTCCTGTAGACATAACTATATTGTTAAGATTGTAAACAGCTCTGATACTGATGATGATTACTACTTAAAGTTCCAAGTTGATAATGTTGCTTCTTCAGTAACTGCAGATAGATTTGGTACTGGTACTTGGATTGAATGTCCTAAGCCTGGTATTCCTATAACTATTGATGCAGATACAATGCCAGTCCAAGTACGTAGAGTACTTCCTGGTACGTATGCAATTAATGGTGGTAGTTCTCAATCATATCCTAACGGTGTATTTGAAGTAATTAAACCTACTTGGATAGATCGACATGTAGGTGATGAGAATACTAACCCTGATCCATCATTCATAGGAAAGAAGATACAAAAACTATTATTCTTTAGAAATAGAATATGTGTTTTATCTGATGAATTTGTAATTCTATCAGTATCAAATGACTTCTATAACTTCTTCTCTAAAACTGCTCAGGCAGTCAGCTCAGACGATCCTATAGACCTGATATCAAGCTCAACATACCCAACAGTTTTATATGATGCTATAGAGGTAAATAGTGGTTTACTAATACATAGCTCTAATCAACAGTTCATGTTGACTACAGATAGTGATACCTTCTCAGCTTCAACAGCAAAGATAAACTACTTATGCTCTTATAACTTTAACCATAATACTGTTCCATTCTCACTAGGAACAACTTCAGGTTTTATAAATAGTACAGGTAAGAATGCTAGATTCTATGAGATGTCAAATGTTCGTAGAGAAGGTGAGCCAACTGTAATTGAACAAAGTAAGATTATCTCTAAGAAGTTACCTATAACGATTAATGATGTCACAGTATCAAAAGAAAATAATGTAATCCTATTTGGTAATAGTGGTGTATATGACTACGATAACAATGAGGTATGGGGCTATAGATACTTCAACAGTGGAGAGAAGAGACTTCAATCAGCGTGGTTTAGATGGGAACTTCCTGGTAATGTTATCTATCATAAGATCTTAGATGACGTTTATTATGCTGTTCTTAAGAATGGATCAAACTATACACTAGAAGCATTTGATGTTAAGAAGCAAGATGATACAACAGAGATAACTGATTATCGTATTCACTTAGATACTCACTCTACTGTATCTGCGTTAGCGGCTAATACTTACAATACAACTACTAAGAAAACTGTATTCCCTAAACCAACAGGTTATAACAGTACTAGACAGTTAGTTGTTTATAACAATAATTCAGGTAATGACTTAGGTAGATATGGACTAGTTACTGTTAATGGTTCTAACTTAGAAGTTGATGGAAATTGGACAGGAGCTAATCTAATACTTGGTTATCAAATAGATTGGTTAGTTGAACTGCCTACCATATATGCAACAAAAGTATCTGGAGATAAGAAAAAGGCAGATACTAGATCTTCACTAGTTGTACATCGTCTACACTTCACCTTTGGAGAGACAGGTACTATAGACACTACATTGAAGCGTACTGGTAGACCTGATTATACAAACAGCTATGAATCAATTGAATGGGACTCCTATCTATCAAACAAGACTTCCATAGCTGACGAATATATCCATACTATTCCAGTGTACGAAAGAAATACAAACTTAACTGTACAACTTAAATCATCACATCCATCACCAGCAACACTTCATTCAATGAATTGGGAAGGTGATTATAACAATAGATTTTATAGACGTGCTTAACAACTTTCACCCAATAACAAATGAGGCTGCAATCTATGTAGCCTCTCATTTATCCTTTGCAGATCGTAGAGAATGCGTTGAAGGATACGGACAAGAGAATGTCATGGACATTGTTATGTCTGCTTTAGTAGCTCCAAATACACAATACTGGAAAGCACCTAACGGCAAGAGTGCCGCTATAGGCGGAGTTCAGGAAGGTGGAAAGATATGGATGCTATGTACAGATACCGTCAGAGAGTATCCCCGACAATTTGCTAGGGATAGCTTACGTATGACTAATAGTAGACCAGAGAAGTTTCTTTGGAATGTTGTAGATGAACGTAACGGTACCCACTTAAAACTTCTTAGATTCTTGGGATTCAAATTTCTTAGAAAAGTACCATTTGGTCCCAAACAATTACCCTTTATAGAATTCTGTAAGATTCAATGGCAAACTACACAACCACATCAGCAGGTATAACAGCAGGATTAGGATTTCTTTTTAATGCTGGTTCAAAAATCTTTGGTAAAAGCGAACGAGATAAAGATGTTGACCGAAGGAATGCACTTAAAAGAAAAGAACATCAATTTGAAGTCCATGCTTATAATAGAAATCTTTTAGTCTCTAATATTTCTTGGAGAGATGATATCTTAAATTCAAGAGCTGAGATGAGGTTAGAGAGAGATAATGTTCTTGGAGAAATTGCTCAAGGTCAACTCGATACTTGGAATAACTTAGTTAATACAAACAATTCTATCCAAACAAGTTTTGCTAAAATGCTTAGTGTAGGCGGAGGCGAACAAGCTGGTAAACGCTCAGCTTCTACTATTAACCCTAGAATAGCTCTGTTAGAACATGGTCAAAAGGTAGCAGAGCTAGGTGCAAAGCTTTCAGGAAGTGCCGCTAAAACTGCTCTTGCAAGTAGATTAAAAATAGATGTATTAAATAAGAAAGCTCATAATGAAGAGATCAAGCAACAACTAGGTCAACCAATACCAGGAACACCACCTCAACTATTTGAGGAAGAACTCGAAACAAAAGAAAGCTGGGCTTCAACTTTATTTGGTATGGGTGGTGATGCTTTACAAGCTTACGATACATTCCAAACACTTAAACCAAAATCTGCAACGACATAAATAACAATGGCATCACTAAGACAAGCACTAAGCGAGTTCTCTGCTAATGAGGATAGAGTTAGTGGTATAAAAATAGACCGCTCTCGAAACATAGTTAACTCAGAAGAAAGAAAAAGTGATCGTCTTGTACAGTCATTGTCTTCTTTCTCATCAACACTAGCTGAATCATTAATTGAAAGAGATAAGAGAAAGATTAAAGATGAGATTAAAAGAGGTAAGGCAATAGCTATAGAAGCTGATTTAGAAAAGCGTGAGAATGAAGGTGTTGACACCATACCTCAAGAAGAAAAAGAACAATTCAAAAAGGATAAAGAATATCTCCAAGAGTCTGACACCTTAGCTAAACATACAGCTAAACAAATCATAGATAATGGTGGTGACTTTGAAGACTCTCAAAAGATAGCTAATTTATCTGGTTGGGCTTTGTATGCTTATACAGCTCAGAAAGCACAAACAGCTGGTAAGAACTACCAAGCCTGGATGGAAGGCGAAATGTTAGATGATGATAAAACTAAGATTGAATTAGATGGTGTTGAGTTCACTCCTAAAACTGCAAAGACTCTGAATCAAAAGAGAGCTGCAATGAAGGTGTTACGTCAACGCTATGCAGAGGTTAATGATCTAGATGGTGTTAATAGAACTCTATTAGCTGAGGAAGGTGGTTACTATGATCAGGTTGGAGCTGCTAATACTGCAATTGTTGCTAAGTATAAGAAGCAATACGCTATCGAGAAGTCTTTCCAAATCAAACAAGGTGCGATAACTACATTCAAAGCTAATAAGAATTATGAGGAGTTATTTAATTCTCTACTAACTGTTGATCCAGAGGGTGATGGTACGGCTCTTACCTTTGAACAAGCTCTTGATGAAGTTGATTCAATCGTTGAAGATTTGATGGATACTGAAGAGTTTGGACCAGAGGATTTAGATAAAATGGGAGAGCAAGAGGTTATAGACCCCACTACTGGTAAGAAAGGTAAACTCCGAGATGTAAGAAAGTCACGCTTTAGAAAGCTAGAGGAGAAATTAGCTGAAGCACAAGATTCTAACTTTGATTTTGCTGAACAGAAAAAAGAAAATCTATTCAAGAGTGACGTTCAGAAACTTAAAGAAAAAGTATTATCACTTAATCGTTATGATTACACTTCTGAGTGGCTAAGGGATGAATACCAAAAGCTAAAGGATAAGCATGGTAAGCATTTCCAAGATGATGAGATGGATAAAATCATTTCTCAACATGCCAAACCAGAGGATTATGAAAAACAATTAGGTCAAGCTGAAGACTTAAAGAAAGCTGGTTTATTAACAACAAAAGAATTAAGAAAGTTTGATCTTGATATTCAGAAGAAATATGAAGCTGATGCAAAAGCAATTGATGCAGCTACGTCTAAGGAAAATAAGGTTGATCTTCAATATCTAAAAGATCGTGTTGAATTTGCAGCTAACGAAAGTGCTCTAGAGAAGAATGATCCTTCCGTTGCATTGATGCAAGCTCACATTGAAGCAAAGTATCAACAAGAATTAGCTAAGGCAGTATTAGCTGGAGATCCTAATGCTTCTCAAACTGCTAGAAATGTAGTAGATCAATGGTTTACAGGTTGGTCTTCTAACCTTAAGAATCTCAGTGAGAAGGGGTATCGAGTACCTAACATGCCTACACCCAAAGAGATTAAGCAACAGTCAAAACATAATGCTAATGAAATAAAAAGGCAGAATGAAACCATCTCCAAGTATGGAAGTAAAGAAGCTGGTGGTCTAGGTAACTTACTTAAACCTGAAAACATAGTCAGGTTAATACCTCCAGAAAGACTTGTAGAAAGTGCTCAAGCTTATGCAGAAGTAGGTCCATTTGGATTCAACTACCCTGCTGAAGTAGAAAACATCTACAGAAGATTTGGTTCTAGGCAGAACACTAAACATAAGATCTACCAACAAATCATTGAAGGTACATTAGGTGTCAAGCTTGGCGATCCTCCTCCATCAGTAGATAAACTAGAAAAATACACATCTAAATCTGATCAGCTATATCTAGATAAAGGTGGTGTAGACGCATCAAATCGTATATGGGGATACACAGGTAAGGTGTCAGGTCTATCAAATATAGAAATCGTACCTGATGGTTTTGGTGAAACTATATTCAATCTATCTGAAGAGAGTGGTATTCCTTTTGGAGAAAGTGCAGCTGGTTATGAATTTTTCCACACCAATCCAAAACTAGCTGAACAGATGCAGATTAAATCTAAAGATGGACAGATTGATTGGAATAGATTTGGTTTAGCTATGATCCACATTAAAAACCAAACTGGTAGAGGATTCCAGATGGGCTGGGAAGGTCTACAAACTGCAGGAGAAGAAGTAGGGTCTAGACTTACTCAATTTGCTGAAGACACAAGAGCTGTAGTAGATGAGGAATTAGCTAAAGGTCCAGAAGATATTCTTCAATTAGGAGAAGCATTATCTGGTAAAGCAACTGGTGACTGGTTAGCTGAACAACTAATTAATATAGGTGTAGATATGAGTAAATGGGGATCGAATCAATTTGATGATTTAATCAATTCAATACTTGGTGATGCACCTAACTTAAATGAAGAACAACTGAGAGCTTTTAATAACGCTTGTTATAAATATGAACCATCAAATGAAAACCTAGAAGCTTGTAAGAGAGCTAGATACTAATGGATGAGACCTTAGAAGGTTTCCAAGACCCAGCCTTACAGCTGGATTTAAACGAGGCGATTGATGAAGAAGATCTACTCCAAATGGAGCAAGATGAGCAAGAGTTAATCACTGAAGAAATAGTCCCTACGGAGGCTGTCGAAGAAACCCAACAAACACAAACTCCTTCTACGGAAGGACAACCACCACAACAACAACAGGAAGGGAGTAAAGCTAGAACCACAGCTGAAGCTGCTTTGTCTGTACCTACGGGTGCATTAGACTGGGGAATTGGTGCTTACAATAAAGTAATGCCTGGGGAAGCTTTGGATCTTCCTGAAATACCTAGATTCCAAAACGAAGTAACTCAATCCATTAGAGATATCTCTTCTGTAGTGGTACCTACAATTTTAATAACTAAAGGTTTAGGTGCAGCTGGTACTGCAGCTAACGCTAAAGTTGGTTGGAAAATAGGAGCTGACCCATTTGTTAAATGGATTAGCAATACAGGTATAGCTGGTGTATCAGGTGTAATAGCTGATGAATTTGCACCTGTACAAGAAAGAGATCACAATATGATGGGCATGTTGAAAGAGACTTGGCCTAGAACATATGGTTGGGTCTCTGATGACTGGGCTACATTGGATGATGATGAGCCTGATGTAAAGAGAGCTAAGAATAGAAATGAAGGATTGTTTATAGGATTCGGTACTGACGTTTTAGTAGGTGCAGGTAGATTAGCCAAATCACTGAAAGGAGTAACTAAAGCTACTCAATGGATACCTGAAAACGAGAAGGCTGCAAACCTCATCAAAGCAATGGATGAACCTAAGCTTTCAGATGATCCACTAGAGAACGTAGTACTTCAATCAGCAAAGAGAAGGTACGATCAAACAACTGAATTTGGTGATGTAAGAATGTCTAAGTCAGTTAACCTAGACGAACCAGTATTGGGTTATCACGATTTATATGACTACACAGAAACAGGTATGAGATCAGGTGATCCAGGTGGAGTACTTGGAGCATCAGTTGACGTAGTTAAAATCAGTAAGAATATTGATACTATCCATGGAAGAGTAGGTTCTGTTGTTACTAATGGAGCTATTGACTTCTTAGTTGATGGTGATGACGCAGGACATAAGCTAATAACACATGCAGCTGATGTGCTAAAAGATTCTAAGTATGGATATAAAGCAAGTAATGGTAAATACATAAGTCATAAAGAGATTGTTGATGCTGGAGAAAAGATAGCAGCTGACCTTTATGGTATGGATCTACCTGAGATGCATAATATGCTGAAGGGTTTATCAGGTGTTGACGTAGATACAGGTGCAAGAGTACTCAACTCTGAGGCTTATGCAGGTGTAATGAAAGCTATTAAGCAATACACCGATGACTTTATCAATATGGATTTAGCTCGTGCTCAAGCTTACATAGGGACTTCCTTCGCTGGTCAAGTTTCTGATATGGCTGAGGGTGCAAGATTCATGGTTGATAACTTACCAGCTGTACAACGTGCTCAAGATCAGATCTTAGATCGTCTTCAGTACCTAATGCAGATCAAAGGTACTACTTCTTACGCTAGAGGTAGGGCTTTGAACATGCTAAACCTCTGGAATCGTACAACGAAAAAATCAGTAAGTAAGGCAGATGCCCTGGCTGCAATTAAAAATGAGAAAAATTCTACATTAAAAGCTCTAGCTCGTATCCAACAGGAATCAAAAACTACAATGGATACCCTAAGAGCTGTTAAAAAGGAACGTCCAGAACTACTTGGACCTCTGATGCTTGCCTATGAGGTAACAGATGGAAACGTTAAAACCATAAGTCAATTAAATGACTACATCCAGAACACAACTGGTGTCTTTAAGAAGGCTTTATTTGACGGTAGATCTGACATGCCTTCAGCTTGGACACAAGGTTTGTGGTCTAATATCTATAACTCAGTACTTTCCTCATTCGCTACTCCTATAAAAGCAGGTGCTTCTAACCTTGCTTTGATGATTGAACGTCCTATCGCTACTTTTGGTGGTGCGATGTTAAATGGAGATAAAGCTGTATTAAGACGTGCTAGTTATATGTATAACGTTGGAATGGTTGATACCTTACAACAGGCATATAAGCACATGAACCAAGTGTTCAGACGTGCAGCTGATGATCCAGGTTCTGTTGGCTATATCATGCGTGATGATATTGCACGTAAGAACCAAGACACAATGAATGTCTTACGTTCGTTTGCTGATGCTAAGGAAGTTAATGGTGAGTTTGGACCTTCTGTACTGGTTAATCAAATAGAAACAATGAATGATATGGCCGAGCATCCTTGGCTTAGATTCAGTGCTAATGCTATGACAGCATTTGACGGATTCACAAGATCATTTATTGGAAGTATTGAAGCAAGAGGTAGAGCATATGATCAACTATTTAAACTAGGTGGTGATAAAGCTATCAATGCAGAGGATGTAAAGAAACTTGGTAAGGGTCTTTATGATCAGATGTTTGATAACAAAGGCTTTATAACTGATGAAGCTGTTGAGTATGCAAGTAGAGAGATAGCTATGAACTTAGATAATAAGTCTGTTAATGCTCTTAGTGAACTCATTAAACGTGCTCCAATATTGAAGCCGTTCTTGATGTTCCCTAAAACCTCTATGAACATGCTTGCCTTTAGTGGTTCACATAACCCACTAGGTTTGTTTGTCAGAGATATGAATGCTTTCAAACTTCCATTTGAACATGCATTAGCTAGTGGTACAGATATAGAAACTCTACTTAAATCAAGAGGACTACCATTTGAACAAGCTGCTTATGAAACTGTAAGAGCTGAATTAAAAGGTAGAAAGGCAATAGGAACTCTTACTGTGATGGGAGCTGTAGGTTTATTCACTACTGATCGCTTACATGGTAATGGTATATATGACAAGACCAGACAGAAAGTAAGAAGAGAAGCTGATTGGAAACCTAGATCATATAAAGGTTGGGATGGTAAATGGTATAGCTATGAGAACTTAGGTCCAATCTCTGATTGGTTAGCTCTTACAGCTGACGTGATGGATAACTTCGATACCTTAGATGCTAATGATATAGAGACTAATCTAAATAAGATGGGTTATATCTTATCTGCAAACCTAACTAACAAATCATTTACAGCTGGTTTAGAACCACTGAATGATGTGTTGTCTGGTAATCCAGCTGCAATGTCTAGATGGGGTGCAAGCTTTGGTAGTGGTCTAGCTCCTTTAAGTGGTATGAGAAATGAGTTAGGTAGGTTATTAGAACCTCAACTCAAAGAGGTTGATCAAGACTTCTTCCAACTATTAGCCAATAGAAACGTAGGTGCCAAATCTGGATTACCTAATCTCTATGACTGGATTGATGGAGGAAAAGTTGGTGAACCTGAGAACTTCTTTACTAGGGTATGGAATACCTATTCACCTTGGTTTAGAGTTAGTGATCGTATCAGTCCTGAGAAGCAATTCCTTATTGATATTGAATTTGATGGTAGACCACAGTTAAGAACTAATGGTCAGGGTATTGAATACACACCAACTGAAAGGTCTGAAGTCACACAGTTTATGGGAGAAAGTAAGTTCTTTAGAGATGAAGTTCGTAAGATAATGAACTCTATTGATGGTAAACAATTCAGGAAGGAAATCAAAGCGTCTGGTAATACCATGGATAGAGAGCTATATAAGCGGATTCATATGAGAATCAAGAAAGCTTTAAATAGAGCTAAAGGGTTTGCTGAATCTAGAATCTCTAGTAAAGACGCTGTACAAGAGAAACTATTTATCAATAAGAGAATCGAATCTTATACCAAACGAGGAGAGCCAGAAAAGATAGAAGAACTATTAAACAATAGAAATAAGTAAACCCACCATGCTAAATAACAACATGCAAAAATGCCAGCAACCTATACAGATAATGGGAATACGCCTAATGGTAGTCAATTAGTATTTACCTATGCGTTTCCCGCATTACAAACTGAAGATGTAAAAGTTGCTCTTAATGGGGCAACACAAGCGACAACTAAATACACGGTAGACAATACTAGTAGCCCAACAAAGATAACATTTAACAATACTAGTATTGATAGCAATGTTCAAGAAAGCTCTGGTGCTCCTAAAAGTGGGGTTACAGTAAGGGTTTATAGAGAAACAACTGTTGGAAAATCAACAGGTGATGAAGATCCTAAAGCTGTATTTGCAGCTGGATCTTCTGTAAGAGCTAGTGATTTAAATAATAACCAAGAACAAGCTCTATACGGAATACACGAATTACAAGAACAGCACGTTCAAACTGAAAGTATAGCTGATGGAGCTGTAAATAGTGCTAAGATTTTAGATGGAACAATAGTCAATGCTGACGTAAACGCCTCAGCTGCTATAGCTGGTACAAAGGTGAGTCCTAACTTTGGTTCTCAGAATATATCAACTACTGGTATAATCTTTGCGGCTGGAAAACTTAGTACTGATGGAAACATAGAAGTTGATGGAACTGTAGATGGTAGAGACGTAGCTGCAGATGGTACGAAATTAGATGGTATTGAAGCTGGAGCTACAGGTAATCAAACAAATGCGGAAATTAGAGCTGCTGTAGAAGCTGCTACTGACTCTAATGTCTTTACAGACGCTGATCATAGCAAGCTAAACGCTATAGAACCTTCAGCTACTGCTGATCAAGATGCTGCAGAAATAAGAGCACTTGTAGAGAGTGCAAGTGATTCAAATGTATTTACTGATGCAGATCATTCAAAATTAAATAATGTAGCAGCTAGTGCTAATAACTATTCTATATCATCTGATTTACTAGATGAAGATGACTTTTCTTCAGATAGTGCTACTAAACCACCTTCACAGCAATCTACTAAAGCCTATATTACAGCAACATCACAGCCCCTTGACTCCGACCTCACAACGCTTGCTGGTATGCAGTCAGGTACTGCATCTATTTTGGCAGGTGGTACAGCTCTTACCGCTGATCTTACGGAACTTAACCTGTTGGATGGTAAGAGTATTGTCACACAAATTGCTGCAAATGCTACTGATGTCCAGATCCCTACAGCTCAAGCTGTCGATGAGAGAATAACAACAGTATTATCAAATGTAGGTGGTTTTGTACCTATAACTAATGAAACTAGCTTTCCTGTTACTAACCCAGACCCTGGAGGTAATGCAGGTACTATAGTTAGTGTTAAAGCTTTAGCTAGTGGCTTTACATTAGGATCAGGTGTCACCACAAAAGTATTTACTAATGGTGCTGGTTCAGGTAAGAATGTAACTATAACTGGTTTAACTCAAAGTACAACATACCCAGCTGGTAGAGGTA